AATCAAAAACTGCATCAATAGTATCTCCATCAACAACTTTCTCTACAGTGGTTATATTGTAAATAAATTCGCAAGGTTCTTCGTTGATATATTCAGCCATGTTAACTCCAATCAAATTCTAGTTTTCCTTTGGGCCCATCAGGCCATGAAACTTTACATATTCCTGCACCATAAGGTACATTGAAAAATTTAAAGGCATCTCCTGTGTCTCTTTCGTGCCTATCTGGTTTCAAATACCACGGCGTAGCATCAAGTCGTACTACATCCTGTTCAAACCTACTCCTAGAAACTTTTACTCTATTATCTGAAGTTGATTCATTTTGAAGACCTTTTGACATATTTCCTTTCTAAATGTGGTGGCCAGTTCTGATGTTCCCAAGTGACTGGCCGGAACCGTAGTTCTAACTCGGCTTCCTCTTACGCAGCAAGTGCGAAAGAGTAGGCAGTATAATCGGAATTATTTGCGATTAAGTTATTCGATGTTGGTCATCACCCTCTTTGTTCTCTCTGATATTCTCTCTAGCAATCGAATACCCGATGGCCCCCACAACGGAACACATGAAACCTATGGCGAAAAGTATCATCACGAATACTGTATCCGTCAAATTGATGATAGTGGCCTTTTGTTTCTCAATCATATGTGCCCTTGGTGGAGCCAGCTGGAGTCGAACCAGCGTCTTACTTAGATACATTTTCAGGTCATCAAACAAATTCTTTATTTATATTTATGTATAACTTGACGTAACGGCTCAAGCCACCGATCTTTAGTTTCTCTAAACAACAATGGTTCTTCATTTTCCACTGCCATAATGATTACGATATTATTGATTGGGATTCCAGTTCGTTCTTCGTATGCATGAGCATAGAACGCACCCTGCATAAAATAGGAGTGACACATCGACCAAGTTTTGATTCTTCTGGAAGTCTTGTAATCTATGATAGCCAGTTTTCCATCAAACTCTGCAATCAAATCTGTTCTTCCGGCCAACTGTAAATCGTCTGAATACAGTGCACCTTCAGTGACGTGCACATTATCTATTCTATCTAACAATGGTTGTATAGATTCAAACATCTCAACCAAGTGTGGCATTGACTCCGTTAGGAAGTCTTCTTCATTTTTGATATACTGTTCACATAATGCGTGGACAGCTGTACCTTGTCTTGAAGCCTTGGTAGAGATTCGGTTCGCTTCGGTCGCTCCAACCCTTGCTCGCCACTTCTGTATACCAGCTTTGCTGAGTTCAGATAGTAAAGTCGTGATTGATATGTAATTCCCTGAGGGCGTAATGTAATGTCGTTTACCATCTATATTCTCGGTTTGTAAGTCCTGTAAGTCACTACCTACATGATTAAATTTTTTCATAATATATTTTTTATTTTAGTGATGCCAACTCATAGTGGCTTTCGGTTGCTGCTTCTTAATTTCTTTAAGTTTATCGGTTATCCATCCAGGCGGTTTCTTGGAATGCCCCGGCGATGAAATATTATCATACGCAAACGCGGTAGGTGTTTTCCCTGGCACAAGGTCAATTATTCCACCACACACAAGCTCCTCATCCACACCTACATCTTTCTCACAAGAAGATTCAGTAGGTTTTCTTCTTTCATCCATAGAATAAAAATCTTCAAATTCATTTCCACATTTTTCACATCTGTAATCATATGTTGGCATTGCTCATCCCTTTCGTAAACCATTTTGGTGTTCCACTATATTTCCATACAGCAAAATTACTCTTCTCTTTTATATAGTATTGTCTGTAAGCCTCTACCACATCATCGGTCTTGCAGTGGTCTGGCATACATTGAGGTGGGTCTTCCCATTTCTTCTGGACTATATTGTGTGGAGGGAAACCGAGGCTCCAGTGAAGTTTGCTCCAAGAGGCATGAACCTTACCATATCGTTTAGTGTATTCTTTGGATAGTTCACTAAACATCAAAAACAACCAAGTGTAATGTTCTTCGTTTTCTCTCAGCCATATATTACTTGGATGGTTTATATGACTTGCTTTATAAAGTTCACGTTCCAGTTTTGGGTTTGGATGTAGCCATCGTTGAATCTTATGACCATTCTTGGTTTTTGAATAGTATTGTGTGCCATCAATAACCCGATGAGCTGTTGACATCAGTTGTGCATACTCAATGAGCATCTTACAAACATGCTTGTCACAATGCATTCCTGCGGCACGTTTCCAGTTTGAACTTAGATAGAAAATATTCATGAGTCAGTCGGCGGCTAGTGCGGTTGATACTTCTTCTATCAAAGACTTTTCGTTTCGGGCAAACTCGTACCCTTCAGAATATGATGTGTCCATCAATTCTGTCAATGCCTCAACAGCGTAAGTTGTCTCTTCACAATGAAGAGCATATTCAACTATCTCAGTTAGTCTCTTTTCAATCGTTGTCATAATCAATCTCAATTAGAGTTAGAGTGGGGAGGAATCCCCACTCTTCATATACTATTATACAGACTTACAGCATCTTTGTCAAGTCTTTTCTTGCTTTATTGTAAAAAATATGTGTATCAATCTCTACTGTTTTTCGGTGTGGGTCAGCCCATCGTGGTGAACTAATATAGTCCGCATGATAATGGGTTGCTCCATCCGTTATGTCTTTTAAGTCAGGAGTTGACAATACATACACAGCAATCTCGCTAGACTCTCGCCACATTGCACCAGTATGGGGTTCATCTAGTTTACCATCACAATACCAACTAAATTGGCATCGGTTTTTTATTGGTATTCCAGATTCGTAATGTCTCCCTTGATAAACAACTTTACAGACGGTATTTGGATACCGTTCTGAATTCACACGATTTATAGTAACTTGTGCTACTGCTAATTTTCCAGCAGTAGATTCTAGTGCTGCTTCAAAATATATATTTTTTGACATACACTCTAGTTCTTCTGAATTCACCATTTGTACAACTGTTGTCTTCCCATCGGTAGTCTTGTGTAATGGAGACAATATTGTTGCCTGTTTGTCAGATAATGGTGGAACCCAAATTTGTGTTGTGGAACCAGAATTTAATGTAGTAGTCCACAGCGTAATAAGCCCCATTAGGGCAATGAATATTTTCATATTCCTCTTTTAAGTAAGTTAGATCTAAGCACGATAGTCCATTGCTTAAACTTAAATAGGAGAATTTCTGCCGCGGCGAGAAGCTCTAGCAATGTTGCCAGAGTCCCATAGTGGAGGGTTGTATAAGGAGTAATCAAAATCACTGTACCATTTTATTCCATCTATTGTAGTGGAAAATTTTGACATGGTAGCATTCCAATCCATAGTAAATTGAAAATCATCTTCCTTAGCAAGAACTACCGAAATTTGTATCGGTACTCCACCCTTCATTTCCAATTGCCGTAGTTCAGCTTCTACAGTTGTTTGTACATTGTCTGTAGAAACTTTGGTTAAATTGACTATTCTCTCTTCTAAACTTTTTATCATGGTAATAAATTAGGAAAAGTTTCTTTTACAAGGTTGAAAGTTAGTCCTCTGCATTTTAGTTTTTTATCCTTCACTTGCAGAAGAAGTTCTACTTCAGAAGGATGTATACCTTCTAAAATTTCTGTAAATATTGATTCTCTCCTCATGTTAGACAAATTATCTGGAGATTGACCTTCAACAAACAAATACAACTTTCTAATATGAAAGTGTAGATATGTTGGATTTGGCTCGTCCGTGTCTCCTTGAAATTTTGCTATTGGGGGTGCGCCCGGAGGTAAGAGAAACTTTATATTTGGATCGAATGCTGCTTTTAAAATCTGTTGAAGCGCAAAACAATCATATTTTAATAATAGTTCTTTCTTTTGTTTTTTGGCGGGTGCGGCTGCAATCTCACCAAAAATTCTCGGTAAACTAGTTGTCATAATTAAAACTCGTCAATTACTTCCATAAGGTTTTTCAATCTTTTATCAACAAAGTAATTCAAGAGCTGACTTCTATTACCAGCTTCTTGATTATTATATTGATTAACTATATTTATACGAATTGAATTTGGAGTTTCATCCAAATCAACCATTGTCTTGTTTCTATGGTAGTTTCTGAGCATAGCCTCATTACAAAATTCTTCTGGTTTTTGACCTCTCCAGAGTTCCATTTTCTTCTTGGTTACAGGAGTTTGACGTTTTCCTTCAGTAATAAGAGTATCATCTGAGGAAAGGATGTTAGGAACACCATCACCAGTATCACCTCTAATGGTCTTATCATAGAGAGATTCCACAGCGTCACCCACTATAAACTTTCTCTGAAGTGGTGACCATTGTTTAACTTCTTTGTGCTTTTGTAACTGAATAAAGTCTTTATCACTGGACAATATTAGAGTAGGTGGAAGTTTGTCATCCTCAGCCAACGTGTTAATGAGAACACCAATAATGTCATCAGCCTCTGCAGTATCTACGTGCATGACCTTATATGGAAAGTATTTAGTCAAATCTTCCCTCATCTCATGTAACAGTTCAAACAGAGTTTTCCAATCAGTAGGATCATTCTCTCTATTCTTCCTACGATTTGCTTTGTACTCTGGAAATACTTTCTTTCTCCAGTTATCTTTACCATCACAACAAATAACCATATCTCCATAATCTTTTGCAAACTGATTACGAAACAATCTGATGGAATTAAGTATGGTGTGTCTTAACAGATCTTCTTCCACAACTGGCTTACCTCTGCCCATGGCCATAAAAGAACCAATCACAGTTTGACTATAATCAAGTAGT